ATGGGTTTGCGGATCACACTCTTTATGTGCCGTCGGGGATGGTGGAAAGTGTGCAGTTTCTGCAACCGTTTAGCGCACCTCTAGAGTAAAGTTTTATTGGGTCGTTCCCTGTCTGCGCCGGGGACATTTTCGCAGGGTTGGGGGTTTTCCCCCTTCTCCCCCAACCTTGCACCCCTCAAAGTCTCTTAAATTAGCGGTTTGCTAAATGTACAGCTTCCCTAGATTTTGTGTATAGGATGTTCCTATGACAACAACAACCGGTTATAACGGCTTCATAGTTATGTTGCCGATCAAACAAGTATCAAAAACTAAATGGGTTTGTGCAGGAAAAGAAATTGAATATCGCAGGGTAGAAAACACATATCAAATGTTGTATTTCTATACATCAGGCGACCACACGTTGGCTTTTCTTTCTTTAGAACACGCACATAGAGACATTTGTGAGATTGAAATGTTAGATATCTAATATGAAAGTGAATATATATGGGTAGGAAAATATCTTCTGAATGTGGCACGTTCGGTGCTTATCGTCGTCATCTGCGTAACAAGGAAACACCTTGCCAACCATGTAAAACTGCTAACACGCAGTACCTGAAAAGCAGGAAAGCGCATATCACACCCATTTGATTTAATACAAACAACAACTAATGAAGGGAACAATAATGAAAGCAATACCAAAACCGATACACGGTACTCAAGATTGGTTAAACCTCAGGCATCGTGACCACAACGGCAATGTCATTTTCGGCGCATCAGAAGCAGGTGCGTTGATGGGTGTCAGCGAGTTTACAAGTCAATTAGATTTGGCGGTATCAAAATTATCGCCACCTGTAGTGACACCACCTACAGCAGCGATGATCAAAGGAATTATCTTTGAACCGGCTTTAGGAGAATATGCGTCACGAGAATTAGGGATGCAGTTAATCACTCCTGACGAAATGTATCTAAAAGGTCGATGGATCGCTACTTTAGATTTCGTGAATCAACACGACGCCCATATCGTTGAAGCGAAGGTGACAAGTGCCTATGCGATTGATTCAGCAGAAGATTTGCCTGCATCATGGATTATGCAGGGTCACGTGCAACATTGGTGTACAGGATATTCAGTAAGCTTTGTGGTATTTGATAAACGCCAACGCTTAGTGCTAGTTGATATGCCTATCAAGCGTGAATTAATTGATGAACTCAACTATGCCTCTGAAGAGTTAGGGGAATTTCTCGACCAAGGTGTAATACCTGAACAATATAGAGAATGGTTGACAGCAGAACAAATACAAGGTTTATACAAACCTGCTGCCGGCACGACGATTGAAGCAGATGAAGAGTTAGTGAACTGGATTACAGATTACGAAACTTCACGCAAAATGCGAATGGATGCTGAAAAAGCAGAGAAGTTTGCAAAAGACATGATCGCCCAAAGGATGCTAGATGCCGAATCAGTAGTGTCAAACGGCTTTACTGTACTTTCATGGAAACAGCAAAAAGGCAGAACATCATTTGATCAGGCACGTTTTGAAACAGAACATCCTGACCTATATAGCAAGTATTTAAGAACGGGTTCACCAATCAGGGTTATGCGTTTAGGAAAGGGGAAATAAATCATGGCATTTGATATGAGCAATTATGTTGATGTGGCAGAACGGTTGAAGTTGGCGTTAGAAAAATGGGGGGAAGGATTACGCATCCAATGCGACCCACCTAAAGTCGTCACAATCAATGACCGTACATTTATTGAGGTCACAACGAGGGCATGGCGTACACCCGATGACCCTCTTCCATCTGTCGCTACTGCATGGGAACCATTTCCCGGTCAAACTACATTCACGAAGAACAGTGAAATGATGAACTGCGAAACGAGTTCGCTCGGTCGCTGTTTAGGAATGATGGGCGTTGGGGTGCGTAACAGCATCGCTACCTTAAACGAAGTGCGTAATAGGCAAAGCGAAGAAGAACTTCACCCCACTGCACATAAACCTCAACAACGTGTCGCTGCCGACAAACCGAAAGCCGATACGAACGTAATCCCTATCGGTGAAAAAGTAGGTGGCGGTGGAATTTCTACCGCTCAAAAAAACTTTGTCGCAAAACTCGTACGGGAATGCAAACTAGATTCGGTTGATGCAGTAGCAACTAACACTATCGGTAGAGAAATCACATCTGTTGAAGATTTGACTACTCGTGAAGCTTCATTGGTAATCAAAGCACTTACAGAACTGAAAGAGGCTTTGAAGTGAAGCAGGTACAACCAGGTATATATATTTCTGGTCTGCCATTGTTGAAGAAGTTTGATGGTGTGCCTGATCATATTGTCGCTGAACGATTGGGGGTTGGCCGTATGACAGTCATGGAATGGCGACATGGCAGGAGGATTCATTGGCGTAAAGCGGATGAGTACGCTTGCAGGATAGGGTTGCACCCTTATTCTGTGTGGGGTGATGAATGGTTTTTGGGTGCTTTCAGTAGTCGTAGAAATAGAAAGAAGGTGGCGTGATGAATGACCCTATTTTGTTGAGGGCTTTGGCTGATGAGTTTGCGTTGGGTAAGGGCAGTGATCAGATTGCGTCGTGGGCGTTGCATGAGTGCGCTGACTACATCGACAAACTGCGTACCACTATCCAAATGTTGATGGAAGAACCGGTTGCTGATGAACAAGAATGATTTGGTGTCACGGTTCAGAGAGAAGCAAGATAAGCATTGGCATCCGTTTATGGGTGTTGATACGACCATTGAAAAGAAGGCAGACATGGCAGTTATGACGGAAGAAGATCATTACGAGATCAAGGTTTACCCAAAAGGCAACAGGATCGTTCTTAGGTTTGTTGGCGATTGTTGGGACAAATACAATTACGAAATGACCTACAACACTTTTGTTGCACCGTTAGTAAGGCGGTATTCACAAGATTGGATGACTTGGGATACACGCATCACACTCACTCACGGCTATTACGTGTGGACATGGGAGAAGCGTGAACTTGACATTAAAGGCGATGGTTGATGGGTGATCTGTCGTGGCGTGACAGAGCGGCCTGCAAAGGTGCAGAAACAAAAATCTTTTTCCCACATGACACTTTAAAACAAGATAGATGGGACGAAGGTTTAGCGTTCTGCTACACCTGCCCTGTACGTTTGCCTTGTCTTGACCTAGCTTTACAAATAGATTCTGTCGATGATCGTTGGGGATTGTTCGGGGGTTTATTACCGGGTGAACGACGGCAGATGAGGCGTGGGTACGGTAACTTTGAAAGACAGTTTGCTGATGGCAGCATCGTCGGGATAAGGACTACACGGAATGTCTGATCTAGTTGGTGGCGTAAAAGCAGATTGTGTTTGCGGATGCGGATTGTTCGGTACACCTAGAAAAAGGCCATTGGGTCACATCAGGGCATGTGATTGCCCTAAGTGCAGGGGTAAACGCAATAGATCAAAAGGTGACAGCAAAGCACGGGTTGCACGCAAGCAATTAGGTATTGGTGGTGTTAATTCACGCCATGAGGAGTTGTGGGGTGGTGATGTGCGTGTTGAAATTAAAGCAGGCGCACAAATAAAACCGGTTTTGACTGCGTTCTTGCGTTGTGAAATGCAATCAGAAGCAGCGAGACCTGTAGGCGATCATCGACCGTTCATGCTCGTAGCTATGCCCGATGGCATGAAAGATGGTCTCGTAGTCATGTGGTTGTCAGATTATGTTCAACATCACGGAATTGAACCTGTGTGATTTCTTACTGCACAGGTATAGAGTGCCGTTCAAGTTAAAACCCCCACACAGCGCAAACTGTCGGGGGCATGACCAAACATAAGGAGTGTTTGATATGGAAAGTTTATACGAGCTTAGCTGTGAATAGTGCAGAGATTGAACTACTCGTAGATCGCCTTATGGGTGCATACCCATCAACAAAAGTTGGTGACGTTAAGGTTAAAGCCTTGTGGACTCGCAGGGCAGAGTTGTTGGGTTTCCCGACTGATCGTGCTGCTGATCTTATTGATCAAGTTTTAAATGCCTGTAGGTTTTTCCCTTCGTTGCCTGAAATGGTTGCCTGTATTGAAATGGTGCTTGCACCCCGGCGTGATTCTTATGAGTGTCAGAAGTGTGGCGGTACAGGCTTTGTCGTAATCACAGATGAACATGGTGATGTAAAACGGTTCCCACACAGGAACTTTCCTGAAGGTGCAGCCGTATATACGAGGGCAACTAACTGCGATATTTGTAATAACTAGACGATCCACGCAAGTGGTGGAGCATTGCGCTAACCCCAACATGAACTGATATGTAGTTGGGCATGTGATTCGTGACCTGAAAGGGGGATCGTTCCCCCATATCCAAAACGCCTTCATGCCAATGAAGATACGTCGGGAAAGGAACAAAAGGTGTCGGCTAGAAACGTCACGGCCACCTGCAGAAATGCGAAGCGTGGGGGGACACGTTCTCGTTCTACAACATTCATCAAATTGGTGGTGAATACTGCCACCAACAAATATGAATATAAACACAGAACCTGTAGATGTTGTGACTAGGATATTCCTAACAACTAGAGGTGAGTCAGGAAGTAATACCTGCATCAATTGTCGGCTACGACTCATCCACATTATTCATGGCACAGCATGGCTGTTTGACCGTAGGAGAATCTGTTGAAAAAGTTTTTCGTAGTTCTATTTGCGTTATCTGTAATGAACCCTGTATCGGTTGAAGCAAAATATGATGCTCCGCCGGCGTGGTTAGTAAAAAGAGTGCAGCAAGGGGATAGGTGTAAAAAACTTGAACCTGATATTGCTGAGGCAGGCCTTCCTGTCACCTATTTTACTTATATCGCATGGCGTGAATCACGCTGCCGAATCAACGCTATAAATGCTCGGTTCAACAAGCAAGGTAAAGTAGTGTGGGCATTGAATAGGAATGGTACATTTGATTCAGGAGTATTTCAAATCAACTCCTCATGGAGAACTAAAACTCGTAAGGTATGCGGGGGTGATATAAAAAAGTTGATGCAATGGGAATGTAACCTAGCTATGGCAGTGAATTTATATCGTGATGGTGGATTGCACCATTGGGGTTTTTAAATAAAAGGAGAAGGGATGAAGTTTGGCAGTTTATTTGCCGGCGTTGGTGGTTTTGATCTCGGCTTTGAAGCAGCAGGAATAGAATGCTGTTTTCAAGTTGAATGGGATAAATACTGTCAGCAAGTTTTGGCGTACCATTGGCCTGATGTGCCACGTTGGTCAGATGTAAGTGATGTAAAGGGTGCGGATTTACCACCTGTTGACATAATCACATTTGGTTCGCCATGTCAAGATTTGAGCATTGCAGGGAAACGTGCAGGGCTTGATGGGGGTAGAAGTAATTTGTTTTTTGAAGCAACGAGAATAATAAGGGAGATGCGTGATGCAACAAATGGAATTTTTCCGAGAGTGGCAGTTTGGGAGAACGTGCCGGGTGCCTTCTCATCTAATGGTGGAAATGATTTCGGATCAGTCTTGGACGGGTTGGCAGACGTCGGGGCGATGGGAATTGAATGGGCAGTGCTGGATGCGAGATGGTTCGGAGTCCCCCAACGCAGACGACGTATCTTTGTCATCGCTGAATTTGATCCTGCAAGAGCCTTCAGAGGTGGAGAACCTTTACTTGCTGTCGGCAAAGGCAGCGCAAGGGATCTTGAGAAGAACCTCAAACAAAAAGCAGACGCTGCCGGCAAAACTATCGGAAGCATTAAAAATGGTGGCATCACAAAATCCCTCTCAGTAGCGGATCTCACCAAAGGGCAAACCAATAATCAAGCCGTGCAATCAGGTTTGCTACAAGTAGTAGAACAACCACTGCTTTTTGATGGCACACGGGTCAATGATGTTCGTGTCACAGATAGTGAAACGTCACCGACATTGACTAGCAGGATGGGGACGGGTGGGAATACTGTGCCAATGATGGCGATACCTATTCAAGGCACAATCATCGGAAGGCAAGATCACAACGGACCGGGTAAAGGTTTCGGCGATGATGGTTCACCTATGTACACGATCACGCAGGCAGATACACATTTCGTAGCTACACAATACGAAGTAAGAAGATTGACTGAAATTGAATGTGAAAGGTTGATGGGATGGCCTGATAATCACACTCTGCACAGGGCAGACGGCAAACGAACCCCTGCTACCCAAAGATACAAGATGTGTGGAAACGGTGTTGCTAGTCCTGTCGCTAAATGGGTTGCAGAACAAATAATCGCTGCCGAACCCTAAAAAACACCCGTTTAAACGTCCTTTAAGGCGTTCAAATTGACTGTTTGGTATATAGGTGCAGGGCTTTTAAAGGCATGATTTAAAAAATGTGAACAAAAGATGCCACGCCTGATCCATTTGTGTATATACTAAATGTATGGCAACAACGCCTAGACAGGGAGACAACAACATGACAACAACATTTACACTTAAAAATCTCAAAGTATGCGAATGGGCATCAGAAGAAACCACCTGCTTCACAGCAACCCTCTATGTAGATGGCAAGCGTGTAGGCGAATGCTCAAACGATGGGCATGGTGGTGCAGACCGGTACGGATTTAACGAAAAACCATTTGCAGAAATTGCCACAGAATGGTTGTATCAAGACCACATTGAAGCCGCTCACAAATATGGTTGGAGTGTTCTAGACCGTTCAGATTTCACACCAAATTTTGAAGTACTGATTTGTGAGTTAGTACAGAAATCACTTTTAGTCAAAGATTGCAAAGCATGGAAAGCAAAATTGGTAAAAAAATATCCAGCAGCAGAATCCATTTCCGTTTATCTTGATGGCGACAAAATGTTCGCCTCTTTTTCTGCAGAAGAAACATTACAGATTCTCGCAAAAAACCCTTCAGCACGACCTGCACCAACTGAAGCAAAGGTGGTCATCTGATGTACATAATCACTGCGGTAGGCAAAGGCAAAAACGGGTGGTATCACATCTCGCACCCGGTTTATGGATTCATCAAACAGGTGCGTGGATACAGCAACGCAATACAGCAGGTCGGGTTCTTAGATTCGCACCCACCAAAGAAAAAATCAAGAACATTCAGCACTGACGCTTACATTCAATCAATCATCAAGAAATAAGGAGACAACAACATGACAACAACACCTACCTACAGCATGGAAGCAACAGAACTCATTCTGTACACAGAAAATGATCGGGGTACATACTTTGCATACCTTGAACCAATGTTGAGAGCAGCAACAAAGCATTACGAAAAAGGGCAGGGGGATTACGAGAAGCTTCTTAAAGGTTTTCTGCGAGTCGCAACTGCTAGCGCAAAACAGTACACATTGGAACATGGTTCAATGGCAGAAGCATGGAACCGGGTTTTCCCGATGTCAGTTCGCAAAGAAGTAGCAAGGCATTTTGCTGAATACTTTTTGTGGGAATACCGTGCAGGAAATAAATGGGAAATAGTGAAAGGCAACAACAAATGAACTTTTTTATGGATAAAACAGACAGAACTGCTTTCAAGTTATTTTGCGAAAACCAACATCTTGACCACACCCAAGAGCGGCCAGGTGAAGAATTTGAACATTCTTTCCTAGGAACGTATAAATCTTTTCAGGCATTTGTGGAATACACATTTGAGGAAATATATGAAATACCTGATTACGTTCGCAAATACATTGATTACGATTCTATGGCGCATGATTGGGAACAATCAGGGGACTATTGGTATGAAACAGTAGAAAACGATTGCTACGTTTTTGATGGTTGCCCATGATGAACCGCCCGACACTTTTTGACGAACAGTTAGCGATGGCATTGGCACAGCAGGCAATCAACCAAGTTGAAGAAAATGCTAATCAACAATGGATGGATGAAGCATTAGAGGTAGTTAAAAGACTTTCAAAGACTTTCAATTTATTTACTACAGATGATGTGTGGAATTGGATGCAGTATCTTCACCCTGATTCAGAAACACATGATAATCGTGCGATGGGTGCAGTAATGCGCAAAGCCGCTCGGGGCAAGCTTTGTATTCCAACAGATAAATACATTAAATCCAACCGCACATCTTGCCACCATCGCCCGATCAGGGTATGGAAAGGTATCTAATGAACAAGCAAAACACCATAAACCGGCAAATCAACCAGAAGGAGAAATAAAATGGGAGTTCAAAGATCATTCACTGCACAATGCGACAAATGCGGTTTTCACGCTGACCACTTCGCATACAAAACAGCGACAGAACTACGGAAAAAGTGTTTAGGAAACCTGTGGACTATATCAGGCAACAAATTCACCTGCCCTACTTGTAACAAAAAGAACCCTGAATACGTCAGGTACTACGAAATGGTAGCGAACAATGAGAGTAACTAACCAAACTAATTGGAACAGAACAAAAAAGTTCATGATCTTCATCCTTGTGCTAGCAGCATTAGGGATGGTTGGTGGACTTAACGAATCAATGGATGTTGAGATATCCGCTGATAGGTACGGCTTCGCATATTTATTTATGGGTTGTGCCGGTTACTTAGTGTTCACCATCATGCGCAAACCACACTAAATATATTCTCCCCCCTGAGAAGTAGAAAGCCTCACCTGAAAGATGGTGGGGCTTTTTGCTATCCCCAACCTGATGTGATCTAGAGTCACATATCTATGAAGATCGCAGACATTGAATCAGCAATCTATTTCCTGCAAAGAGTCGTGCCTAGAGGCGACAACGAAACCGATGAACTCCTCAGAACAGTGTTCATCTTGCAGCAGGAGATAAACAAACGCCGAAAGCCTGTGGATAAATCCTAAATGTATATGGCAGACTTTGGGCATGGGTGAATCATACGAAGCCGATTACTACAAGAGCGTCACCGACGACTTGAGGGTGAGTAACGAGCGGTTGAACGAAACTGTCACAGAGTTACGCCATCGGTGCGCTACAGGTGATAAGGCAATCTCTTTAATCCTGCAATTACTCAATTGTTTAGAAGATGGGCGACCTATAGAAGATAAAATCGCAAAAATGCACCATTTCATTCACGCTGAATAATCAAAACCTGCTAACAAAGGAAACCTGTGATCCGTCCTGAAATACAAAGCCTTGCTACCCCGATTGCCAAGTTAAAAGCACACCCGAATAACGTGCGACAGGGCGACGTCGGAGCAATCAGTCAATCGCTTGAACAACATGGGCAGTATCGCCCAATCGTGGTGCAACAATCAACCGGTTACATTCTTGCCGGCAACCACACATATAAAGCCGCCGTCGCCCTAAAGTGGAAAGAAATAGCAGCCACTTTCGTTGATGTAGATGACGAACAAGCATTGCGAATACTGCTAGTGGACAACCGTGCGAACGACTTAGCTATGTATGATGACGCAGCATTAGCAGAAGTTTTGAAATACCTCGACTCAACGAATGCAGGGCTTGAAGGCACTCTTTTTGACGGTGACGATCTTGATGATCTCATGTTCAGGTTGAACGGCACACTCGGTTCTGGCCATGAAACACTCTCAGCGCAAGATGCATTAGAAGGTTATCTAGGCAGAGATACTAAAACGCTCGCACTACCTTTTTCATCTGATGATTATGAATCAGTAATTACACAATGTAATGAAATGCGTAAAAAGTTGAAGATTGAAACAAATAGCCAATTATTTCAACATTTGCTCGGTCAAAAAAATGTTGATCGTTAAAAAGGAATATGATCTAAATAATTTGCAAGGCATCACGAGGAATAAAACCGTTCCTGATCATCGTGATGGCACAGACCAAGATTTGATAATCATAGATTCTGTAACCAAAGAACCGGTCGTATTGCAAATCACACTCAATCAATTAAAGCCAGATATGCGTGAACTAGCTAGGCAGTTACGGTTCCTGAAAATCAATTGGTCTGACCCACACGGAAAACTTACTAAATCTGAACGGCTGTCTGGCATAGGTTCAAACAACGTCACTTTCGGGCACACAGCTCCAAACGCAATGTACAAACGCCACGCAGCAAGGATCGCCCCGATCCACCTTGAATCACCGACAACTGCAAATTTATTGACATCCTTAGTGAAGCCGGCATGGGAACAATTTCAGTTACACCTGCCTGAAGTAGCGCAAAAGCATCAACAATCAACATCAAACGCCATACACAATGATTGGCTGCTAGAACAAACACCCTTCACATCAGGCATTTGCAACCACACTTCTGTATTGCCATATCACAAGGATGCAGGCAACCTTTCAGGTGCATGGTCAATGATGCTATGCAGTAGAAAAGACGTTGATGGGGGTGGGCTACACATTCCCGAATACGATGTGACGCTAGCTATCCCAGATTGTTCACTCACCATTTTCTGTGGCCAGAAACTGCTACATGGCGTGACACCATTAGTTTACAAGAAAAAAGGTGCTTATCGGTTCACAATCGTTTACTACACGAAACAAGCATTATCTAACTGCGGAGCCGCAGCAGACGAAACACTCAGGGCTCAAAAACGTGCAACAGCGATAACAGAAAGACAACTAAGCAGGAATGCAGACTGACAAAAAAATATTCATCCTTTATGCTGCAAAGCCAAACTATGGTGGATGGATCACCTTCACTGCACACCTTTATAGAGGTTTACAAAAAGCAGGATTTAAACCCGTCCTGTTAAAAGCAGGCAATAAATCAGAACAAAAAGTAAGACCCTTCGGCCGTGGTATCTACTACCAAAACATCGCACCATCAGATCTAGTGAAGATAGCTGCTCAACAGCCATTCTTGATATCTGCGATGGATAAGCACCATCACAAAGTAGTCGCACAACTATTAGAACAAAACGCATCAATAGTCGTGCATGATCCAACTGAAATGAAACCCGGCATCACTGAACTGCTGCAACAAGCGAGAACCGTAGTCATCAGGGAAACGATGCTGAAACACCTACCGAAAGCAACATTTATCCTGCACCCATACGATCCTGCATCGCCAAGAGTAAAAGACAAACGCAAGATGGCAGCATCCATATCACGGATAGATTTCGATAAACACACCGAAATCATCGTCAAAGCTAACCAACAACTGCATCAACCGATAGACATATACGGCTTCCGCAACCCAACGTTCGCACACTTCACACTGAACGAAATAGATCCTCAATGGAAGAACAACTACTTAGGGCAGTTTGAAACAAGAAGCCTATGGTCTGCAGTACAAATCGCAACACACTATGAGACGATCGTAGATATGAGTGCAATCAAAGGCGACGGTGGTGGCACACAATACACATTCCTAGAAGCGATAGACGCCGGCGCCAACCTGATACTCAACACCAAATGGGAAGCACAGGGGTTATTGGCAGAGTACGCAGAACACGTTTCCGACCCTGAAAGTCTAATGGCAGCACTATCACGGCCTTACAGACCTACCCCACAGCTAGGACAGCAAATACTCGCACTACACAACGCAGCAGAGATCGCATCCAAATACTACGAAACCATCACGGCTTGAACAATGAAGATACCAAAGCCCTGCCTCACCTGTGGCACAGCAACCACTCACGGCTCACGATGCCCCGAATGTGAGAGCGAAAGACAAGCGAGACGCAACCAACGCAGAACCCACTACCAAGGCGACTACAGGCAAAGAGCCAAACAAGTACGACAGAACGCTGTCATCTGCTGGATATGCCACGAACCACCAAGACCCAACGACCCTTGGCAAGCAGACCACATAGACCCGGCAAACCCCAACAGCCCACTAGCACCCGCACATAGGTCATGCAACATCAAACGACGCTTCAAACCATGACCACGCAAAGTGGTTACACCCCCATACGCTTTATAGGGGAGTGGGTCAAAACCCGTATAGACACGCCATGCAGTACCCAATGGCAGGCAGGCGTATGCGATGGCAGCGAAAGATGTTTTATGATTACCACAAGGAGTGTTTATGGGTGGTAAAGGTTCAGGTGGTGCAAACCGTAAACCTGTTGAACAGAAACTTAGAATTGGGAACCCCGGTGGTAGGGCTTTGCCTAAGGCTGATGTGATTGCTTTCCCTGTGCAGCAGGCCCCTGAACCGCATCGACCTTTGGGGAAGGTGGGTACTGAGTTGTGGGAACGGGTGTGGTTGGCTGCTGCTGCATGGTTGAAACCTCAGGCTGATGCTGAATCGGTGTTGCTTCTTTGTGAGGCATCGGATGAAAGAACATCGTTGAGGTATCGTGTTATGTCTGATCCTGATGCGTGGCGTGAACGCAAGGCGTTGAGGGATTTGGAGAAGCAGATTCAGTCAGCTTTGGGTGAGTTGGGTTTGAACCCGGTTGATCGTGCAAGGTTGGGTGTAGCAGAGATAAGGGAGAATGAGTTTGCCAAACTCCACGCAAAGATTGCGCAACGACGGAACCAAGCCCAAGCCTGATTGGTCGCCTAAATACTTCACTCCTGCTCTTAGCGCATTGTCTGATGGGGATGATCTGATTGCGTTTGCTGAGAACTATTGCACGGTAACTAAAGGGTTTCAGGCAGGTCAGCCTTTGACGTTTACTGATTGGCAGGCGTGGTTGTTACGTCGGATCTATGAGCGTACAGATGATGGGCGTTTGAGATATCGACGGGTTTATGTGGAGTTGCCACGTAAGAACGGTAAAAGCCTGTTGGGTTCCACGATTGCTTTGTATTCTTTGTTCGCAGGTGAACCCGGTGCAGAGGTGTATTCAGCTGCAGGTGACAGGCAGCAGGCACGGATCGTGTTTGGTGAAACTAAGGCACAGATTTTGTCTAACCCGTTGTTGGCTTCAGAATGCAAAGTGTATAGGGATGCTATTGAGGTTCCGTTGTTTGGTTCCGTGTACCGTGTCCTTTCATCTGATGGGAAATTGGCGCAGGGCTTGAATCCTTCAACGGTCATCTTTGACGAACTCCATGTGCAACCCAATGCAGAACTTTATGATGCTTTGACGTTGGGTTCAGGTAACAGGATTGAACCGTTGATGGTGGGGATTACCACACCGGGTTTTGATCTTGATTCTTTGTGTGGTGGCCTGTATCAGTATGGGAAGAAGGTCGCTGCAGGTGAGGTTGATGATCGGCAGTTTGGTTTCTTTTCATGGCAGGCTGATGATGATTGTGATGTGAACGATGAAGCCCAATGGCATCAGGCGAACCCTAATCTTGCTGAAGGTTTGCTTGATCTTGACGATATGAGATCATCGGTAAAGCAGTCATCAGAGACTTCCTTTAGAAGGTTCAGGTTGTCGCAATGGGTGCGTTCTCAGGAATCGTGGCTACCTGCCGGGAGTTGGGATCGTTGCACGGGTGAACAGAAGTTGATTGATGGGCAACCAACATGGGTTGGTGTCGATATGGCTTTGAAGCATGACTCTATTGCGATTGTTTCTGTTCAGAAGCAGGATGGCGTTTTGGTTATGCAATCAAAGATTTGGTTCCCTGATGGTGACAATGTTGATGTGGTTGAGGTAGAGAACTATTTGCGTGGCCTGCATCAACGGTACGATTTGCAAGAAGTGGCGTTCGACCCTGCCTTTTTTCAGCGTTCAGCTGAGGTGTTGCATGATGACGGGTTGCCTATGGTGGAGTTCCCCCAATCCGCTAATCGTATGGTGCCTGCCTGTGGGCAAGCCTACGAACTGATCGTTGGTGGCAAAGTGGTTCATGACGGTTCGCCATCGTTCACAGATCAAGTGTTATCGGCAGCGCAACGCATGACAGATAATGGGTGGCGTTTATCTAAAGGCAAATCCCGTCGCAAGATTGACGCTGCTATAGCAATGGTGATGGCGTTGGATCGGGCAACAACCCGTTCTGCACCTGAACTTGTACCTCAGTTCTTTAGTGTTTAGGAGACAATGTGAAGAAGATTAAAATGGAAGAAGCGTGTGAAGTGGCAGGGTTGGCTAGTTTGACCATCGGCTGTTTCGTGTGGGCGATACCTGTAGGCTTCATTGTGTTGGGGATTTCTTTGGTATCTTGGGGAGTCGCTGCAGGTCGCAAGAGGTAATTGATGCTTGATCGTTTATTCCCCACAAGTTCAGAGAATCGTGCTATCTCGTTTCAATCTATTTGGGGTGCAGGTGATTCTTATGCGGTGACCACCAACTCAGGAACGATTGTTACGCAAGAGAACGCAATGAAAATTGCAACCGTTTATGCGTGTGTGCGTTTGATCTCTGATTCCATTTCAACGTTGCCTGTAGGCGTTTTCCGTCGCATCAATGGTGAGCGTGTGCCTGTGTTCCCTAGACCTATATGGCTTGATTACCCTGAATCGGGGATGACCCGTACAGATCATTTCCAAGAAGTGTTGGTGTCAATGCTGTTGGATGGCAACGCTTTCATTCGTGTTATTCGTGACGATTCAGGTGTTGTAGGGCTTACCGTGTTGAACCCGTTGCGTGTTGATGTGAGCCGTGATGCTTCACGCAGAATCATCTACACCCTCAGAGATACGCAGGGTGCAGCAATCATGGCTGAAGATATGATTCACATTTCTGAGATGCGCCTACCGGGTGAACTTCGTGGGCGTTCCCGTATCGATCTTGTCAAGGAAACATTGGGCCTAGCAAAAGCCTTAGAAGAGTTTGCTGCACGGTTCTTTGGGCAAGGCTCAACCACATCAGGAATCATTGAGTTCCCCGGCAACCTGACCCGTGAACAAGCAAAGAATCTTGTTGATGGTTTTGAGGAAGGCCACAGAGGTTTGCGGAAAGCCCATCGACCCGGCATCCTTGCAGGTGGCGCAACTTTCACCAAAACGGGTGTTGATCCCGATGCAGCCCAAATGATTGAATCACGCAGAATGAGCATTGAGGAGATTGCACGAGTGTTCCGTGTACCGCCATCAATGTTGTCTGTGACTACGCCGGGCGCAATGTCGTACGCATCGGTTGAACAGAACGGTATTCATTTCGTTACCCATACTCTCAGGCCTTACATCGTGAAGTTGGAAGATGCTTATACAAGGCTTCTCCCTGAAGGCGTGTTCCTGAAGTTCAATGTTGATGGGCTTTTGCGTGGCGATAGTGCAGCAAGAGCTGCAACCTATTCCTCAGGTTTGCAGGCAGGTTACCTGTCGATCAATGATGTTCGCAGGTTGGAAGATTTTGCTGCCGTTGAAGGTGGGGATGTTTTCCGTGTTCCTTTGGCAAACGTGAATGTGGCTGCTGCCAATCTGACTGAAACTGAAACAAAGGTTTCTATGGCACAGAAGTTGATTCTCTCAGGCTTTGATCCTGCCTCTGTTCTATCTGCAATGGGTTTGCCTTCTATCGATCACACGGGTGTTCCTTCTACGCAACTGCAACCGTTGGTGACTCTTGACCCTGCTGATCCTCAGAGTGCGTACGAGGTCTAATTGTGACGATCAGCTCAGGTCAGACCTCTGTGGGTACTTCACCAACTTTGATTGATGGTTTAGAAGTGAACCCGTTTCGGTTGCATCTGCACAACAATGATAATACCGATGAGGTTTTTTTGGGTGGTTCTGCTGTCACTACAACAACAGGTTTGAAAATACTGAAACAAGATTCAATAGAACTGATCATTAATCCTTTAGAAGCGTTATATGCGGTTTCTAGCAAAACAGGTCACGTAGTTTCGTGGCTGAAGCAGACGGAGTAAAAAATGCCGTACTACATCAAACTAGGTGCTATCGGCTGTGATGGTTGGGCAACAATAAAAGAAGATGGTGAAGTTATTGGGTGCCATCAATCAAAGGCTGACGCTATAGCGCAGATGGTCGCTGTTTCTCTTGCTGAGGATATGGAACCCGGTGGGGAACGTGCGTTGCCTGACAACTACCGACCTGCTTTAGCAGAAGATGTACCTGATGGCAGGGCTTGTGGGAACTGTGTTTTCTACAATGAGGATCGACAGAATGATGATGGCACTAAAGCATGGTGTGAGAAGTGGGCTGATTTCGTGGATGGTGGCTACTACTGCAATGCGTGGCAACCCTATGAAGAAGAAGATGAAGATGATTTAAGTGGTTCATACAAGGATGATGAAGAAACCCGTGCAGTAGATTTGGGCGCACCTGAATACATGGTGGCTGCTGCCAAACGTGGGTTGCGTCTTTATGCCGATGGCGAAGCAGGTGCAGGGCTACAGGATTCGACAGTTCGTGATGCAAGGGCTATGGCACAAGGAACGATAAGTGAACCCAAATGGCGCAAGATCGGGCCTTGGATAGCACGACACATTGATGATCTAGATGCTGTGGATGCTGAAACACCAATCACACCGGGGTTGGTTGCTCACTTGCTGTGGGGTTCAGGCCCATCTAAGTCTGATGCGCTGAGAGCGCAACGATATGCAGAAGGTGTTGTGGAAAGATTGAATAGTGAACAAGACAGAAGTATGAACAAAACATTTCATATTTCTAGGCGTGAGGAGATTGAACAGATGAGAACGCAAACTGAGGAACCTACACAGGTTGAAACCCGACGGGTGACGGTACAAGAGTTTGAGTTACGTGCAGGTGAAACAGGCTCAATGAGTTTTCGTGGTTACGCTGCTGTATATAACTCCCCTAGTGAACCGTTGCCTTTTACAGAAACGATTGCGCCGGGTGCGTTTGATAAGACTCTTCGTGCAAGAAACAACGTGAAGATGTACCTGAACCATGATTCAACGCTTGTGTTGGCTTCAACCCGTGCCAAAACAATGAAACTCACTTCTGACTCTAAAGGCTTGCTAGTGGAATCTGATTTGCCTGATACGTCGTATGCACGGGATCTTGCTGTGCTGATGGAACGTGGCGATGTGGATTCAATGAGTTTCGGTTTCAGCGTTCCTAGTGGCGGTGATCGTTGGAGTCCTGACGGTATGACCCGTGAACTGAAGCAGATACGTTTGCATGAAGTGAGTGTGGTTACAGGGTTCCCTGCCTACTCTGCTACTTCAGCTGCTTTGCGTTCTTTAGATATGTTGGCTGATGCCACAGGTTTAGATGCGAACAAACTTGCTGAAGCATTAACAATGTTGGAGAACGGCAAAACCCTTTCAACCGATCATGCTGACCTGCTCGCAGAAACAGTGAACAAACTTCGTGCAGAACCACAACCAACAGAGGTTGCCGGGTCTCTAGCAATTAAACGCAAGCAGATTGATTTGTTACTTAATCGCATCTAGTCTTGTCCAATCGGATGTGAGGAACCTCTGTCGATGCTCGTGGTGTGCGGAACCGCTACCTCACAAAACTAAACCATCTATCCAATAGGAGAAACTATGTCGTACATCGACCGTCAAGTAGAACTCCGCAACCGTGCATGGGAAGAGGCTAAAGCCCTTCTTGATGTTGCGGAAGCAGAGAAGCGTGATTTAAGCGCAGAAGAAGAAGTTAAGTATGCTCGTATTAACGAGGATCTCGGAAAACGTGCTGAAGTAATTGCAAGCCTTCGTGCTGATGAAGAGCGTGAATTGCGTTTGTCAGAAGCAACCCGTGGCATTGAAGATCAGGTTCGACCTGTTGCAGGCAAATCTGTAAGCAATGATGCAGAGACAATCCGTAGCCTTGCTCGTGGAGAGATCCGTTCAGCAACATTTGAGAAGCGTGACGTAATCACGACTTCAACAGGCGCACCTGTACCAACGTCGTTCTACGATCAGATCGTTGAACACATGGTTCTTGTAGGCCCAATGTTGCAGACCTCTACAGTTATCAATACTGCAGGTGGCGAAGCATTGCAGATCCCACGCACCAACGCATACAGCACAGCAGCACTCACTGCACAATCGTCAGCATTCGCTGAATCAGATCCAACCTTCCAAGCCTTTACAACTTTGAACGCTTACAAGTACGGTTTCTTGATCCAAGTTTCTGCTGAAATGGTTGCCGATAGTGGCGTTGATCTTTTGGGCTTCCTTGCTCGTGAAGCAGGAATCGCAATCGGCGTTGCTGTAAACACGGCACTCACCACAGGTACTGACACCACAATGCCAAACGGTATTGCCGTTGCTGCAGGTTCAGGAGTAACAGGTTCAACAGCTGTCTCAGGTGCATTCACTGCAGACAACTTGATTGACCTTTCTTACAGCGTGAACTCAATGTACCGTCGTCAGCCCGGCACAGGTTGGATGTTGAACAACACCTCACTTGCTGCTGTACGCAAACTCAAAGACACCACCAATCAGTACCTCTTCCAACCATCGTTGCAGATGGGTCAGCCCGATATGCTTTTGGGCTTCCCAATCTTTGAGAACCCTGATGTGGTTTCTCCTGCAACTTCGGCTAAGAGCGTTCTGTTTGGTCACATGCCTTCGTACTACGTACGTCAGGCAGGCGGAATCAAGTTTGACCGTTCAGACGAATACGCATTTGCTAACGACCTGATCACCTTCCGTGCGTCAATCCGCATCGATGGCGATTTGCCACAAACGTCAGCAATCAAATACTTCGTTGGTGGGGCTTCCTAACTAACGAAAACAGATGTGGGTGTACTAGACAGCGCAGGGCTAGTACACCCACTCTTGCGCACTCCTGCCAATTAACTGCGGAAAAGGGATTATGGGTAATGCTCGTAAACATAAAAGGAACAATCGTGGAACTCCCGATACCGGAAGCACAACAACTTCTGAGGTTGGGTTACGCACAGGAACTAGAAACAGCAACAATGGAAACGGGAGACAGATTCTCTTCTACTCCAATGCGCCGTGGTCAGCAACAGGCTACGGGCAACAAACAGCGCAACTCTGCACAAGGCTCAAAGAAGCAGGGAACAATGTTGCCATCCACGCCAACTACGGATTAGAAGGCGCAACTACCGTTTGGAACGGTTTCACGGTTTACCCTAAAGGCAACTCTGTTTATTCTGATGATGTAATGGTTGCCCATTATCTGCATTGGGCGCACAGGGAACCCGATATCAAACCTTTGCTGATGACTCTTTACGATGTGTGGGTTTTCAAATCGCAATCGTTTGATGCTGTAGAACAGATCGTTTCGTGGGTTCCTATAGATCACACTCCTTGCCCCCCTGATGTGTTGGCGTGGTGCAATCGACCTAACGTGACCCCTGTAGCGATGAGCCTGTATGGGCAGAAGATGTTGCATCAGGCAGGTGTTGATGCTTTGTATGCCCCTCACGGTATTGAACGTGTGTTCAAACCTACGCCGGGTGGTAGGAAGATTTTGGAGATCCCTGAGGATCGGTTTGTTGTGATGATGACTGCAGCGAACAAAGGCGCAAGCCCACCACGTAAAGCATTTGCTGAGAACATTCTTGCATTTGGTGTTTTCTGTAAGAAGCATCCTGAAGCGTTGCTGTATTTGCATACAGAAAAACATGGGGTTCATGGCATCAATCTCATTGATTTATTGAAAGCGTGTGGGGTTCCTGAAGCCAACTATCAGTTCGTGGATCAGTACGCCTACCAAATGGGTATATCTCAGGAAGTGCTTGCATCGTTCTATACAGCTGCTGATGTGTTGTTGGCTGTGTCGATGGGTGAGGGTTTCGGTATTCCTGTTGTCGAGGCGCAAGCGTGTGGTACACGGGTGATTGTTTCTGATCAGACTGCTCAACCTGAACTTGTTGGGGATGGGTGGCTTGCCAAATCTCAACCGTTTTGGGATCACGCTCAGAGAGCGTTTTTCCATACACCTTTCACGGAATCTATTTTGGAATGCCTAGAGTCAGCGTGGGATGCACCCCGTACAACGTCGCAGGATGCGCTAAACCACGCAAAGCACTATCAGGCAGATGAAGTGTTTAGAAACCATTGGAAGCCGATTATGGGGCTTCTCAGTTGAGTGTGGCTTGGCTTACGCACCATCTCCCCGTTGAGGATACGGGTGGCGGTAGATGGTTGCCGGGCAAATATCGTGGTGGGGCAGAACTTTCAGATCAGGCCTACAGGGATTGCGCACCCCCGTGGATAGATATTGAATTGATACCTGCTGCCGAATGGGAACGGGCGTTGGCTCATGAACGCATCGTTATCACAGGCACAGACCTGCTAACAGAAGAAGCCATGTGCGTTCTTGCGGAACGGGAACCTATGGTTTTTATCCACCACGAACAAGACGAATCAGGTGGGCGTATGCAGTTGATCAACAACGCTGCCCCTTTTGTGTGCCATACCCCGGCGCATTTGGAAAGAGAACTGTTATGGACTCAACCCAAATGGACAGAGTTGGTGTTATCCCATTTCGACACAAGTGAATGCCACAACCGTGAGAAGCGTGAGTTTGCGCTGTGGGCTGCACGTATGCATCCGTTGAAGGGTTTGAATCAGGCTAAGTTTTGGGCTGCATCTGCAGGGTTTGATTTAGCGATTGCCTATCGTTCTAGTCGTGAAGAAGTATTGAACCTGATGAGTTTTGCTGAGGTGTTTGTTCATCTGCCGTTGAACTTTGAAAGTGAAGGCAGAGCTGTGATGGAAGCCGTGCTTTCAGGTTGCAGGGTTGTCACAAACAAAAATGTTGGGTTGATCAGCGTTGATGGATGGGATGACCCGTTTAGATTGAAAGATATGGTTGATGAAGCAGGCAACAAGTTTTGGGAAATGGTATGCCGGTAGCAATACTGATCCCGACATATCACCGGGCGCACAAGATTGCTGAGGTGACGTTGAACGCTTTAGATTCCACAGATCATGCCAACGTCTATTTCATTGTTGAGCCTGATGACCATGAATCCATTACTGCTGTTGTGGGTACGGTTGGGGCAAACCTAATATTGAATCGACGCAAGAACAACTATGCCGGGGCTATCAATACGGGTGTGATTGATACTGATGAACCGTATGTGTTTGCAGGTGCAGATGATTTGAACTTTCATCAAGGATGGTTTGAGGCTGCCGTAGCATTAATGAAGAAACCGATTGAGGTTGTTGGCACTAACGATCTAGGCAACCCCTCTGTGATGCGTGGGGAACACGCCACCCATTATCTTGTTTCCCGTAACTATGCGACACAAGGCGTAGCAGACAGGGAAGGCATCATGCTGCATGAGGGCTATGACCATAATTGGACAGATACAGAGTTTATTGAAACCGCTAAATGGCGTGGGCGTTTTGCCCCCTGTTTAGAAAGCAAAGTGGAACACCTGCACGTTGCGTGGGGTAAGGCTCGCATGGATGAGACATACACAAAAGGGTTCTCTAATGAGGGCATGGATGCACGTTTGTTTCAAGAAAGAAGTGAACTATGGACTACGCAATAACAGGTGGTGCAGGGTTCATTGGAACCCATGTTGCCCAAAGACTCATTGAACAAGGGCATAGCGTTCATGTGTTTTCTAGACGGCCACCAACAGATCCTTTCCGCAAACAGGTGTGGGATGAATGCGACACACGCACCATCCTCGACCTCACGAAACAAGTTCCCGATTTCTCACAGATGCACCGGGTTATTCATTTGGCTGCCGATATGGGTGGGGTGGGTTACTTCAGCAAAGAGGACTACTACCCTTACATCAACAACAGCAGGATTGATTTCAATGTGTTGCAGGCGATTGAGCGTTACAAGATTGATCGTTCCTTTGTGGCTTCATCTGCTTGTGCGTACCCTACGGAAGTGCAAACGATAGAAGGGTTTGCCCCCAAACTGCATGAAGGATTGTTGGAAACAGGCACACCTGATTTGATGTATGGGCGTGAAAAACTGATGTTGATACGGTTGGCTGAACGTCATCCGCTAGATGTACGGGTTGGGATACTTCATACCGTTTACGGTATAGGGCAAGAATCTGTTGGGCAGCGCATGAAGTTCCCCACAGCTGCAGCATCTAAAGCGTTACAGGCAATCAAAACGAAACGCATTGAGGTTTGGGGCAATGGCAAACAACTGCGTTCCTACCTGTATATCTCTGATGCGGTATCAAAGATTCTTGCTGTGCTAGAAGGCGAATACGATGGGCCTGTGAACATTGGTGCTGAAGGTGCTGTGACTTGTGATCAGGTTGTGGAGTTGTGCGCCAAACTTGCAGGTGTCGATTCTTATGAGATTGTGCATAACCCGGCAGAACCGTCAGGTGTATTGGGCAGGGATTGTGACAATCGCAAGTTCAACAACCTTTATGGCGATCTGCAGGAGTTGGGGTATTCTGAAGGTTACGGACTCTTGATTGATTGGTTGAGGCAAAATGGCAGTTACTAATGGGTACACCACGCTTGCAAGTGTGAAGGCTGCTTTGCGTATCACAGATTCAGTTGATGATGCACTCATTGAATCTTCTATCAACTCTGCTTCCCGTCTGATTGACGGCTATTGCAGTAGGGCTTTCTACAATCAGGGAACAGCAGTACGGTACTTTGCCCCACAGGATGATCTCTATTGTGAGGTTGATGACCTTGCAAGCACAGCAATCACTCTTGCTACTGATCCTCAGGCTGATGGCACATTTGAACTCACATGGGCTGTATCTGACTATCAGCTAGAACCGTTGAACGGAATCCTTGATGGGCAGCGATGGGCGTTCACACGGATCAGAGCAGCCATGAACTATCTGTTCCCTGTAACTAACGATCTTGCTTTAGTGAAAGTCACGGGTGTTTGGGGTTGGCCTGCCGTGCCTGCACCTGTGGAAACTGCTTGCATCATCCAATCCCAACGCATCTTCAAACGGTTTGACTCCCCATTGGGTGTTGCCGGGTTTGGGGACATGGGTGCTATTCGTGTGACTCGTGCGTTAGATGGCGATGTGGCACAACTTGTGGAACCGTTTAGGCGTATGAGGAACATGGCGTGACCGCAACTATCACACAGGTCAAGACAGGGTTGGCGACAAGGCTTGCCACCATCACGGGTTTACGCACCTACGCTTATCAACCTGATCAACTTAATGCGCCGATGGCGTACAGCAATCTCAACTCCATTACGTATCATCGTACGTTTGGCGGTATGACAGAACAAGAATATACAGTTACTGTCATTGTGGCTAGGGCTACAGAGCGCACAGCGGAATCATCAGTTGATGGATACACAGCGTATGACGGAACCACATCGGTGAGGGCTGCCATTGAAGCGGATCGTACTTTGGGTGGCGTAGTCGATGATCTCATTGTGGAGTCTGCCACAGGTATCCAATCAGTATCTGCAAACGATACCGAATACCTTTCAGTTGATTTCGTTGTAAGGGTGTATTCTTAGCGTCATGGAATATCGCATCATTGGTGAATTGAATGTTCACGATCTGCCCCCCGGCACAATCGTTGAAATTGACGATACATGGAATGTAGAGTTTCTGTTGGCGACGGGTCACCTAGAGCCTGTGAAATCTTCTGCGCAAAAAACTAAAACTATTGATCCGTCGGAATCAGGAGAATAAATTATGGCTAAGCAAGTTGCTACTAACGTCGTTGTAAAAATCGGTGGTGTGGATCTGAGTTCGTTTGTATCAAACGTCAGCCTGTCATCATCTGCAGATGCTATTGAAGTCACATCGTTTTCTAGTGCAGGCGCACGTGAACGAGTATCAGGTTTGAAAGATAACTCTGTAACTATCGACTTCATGCAAGACTTTGCAGCATCAGCTGTAGAACAAACCGTGTACCCTCTCATCGGTTCAACCGCTGTGGCATTTGAAATCTTGCCAAACGGTACTGCCGTTGGTACTGCGAATCCAAAATACACAGGTTCGTTGATTGTTACCGATTGGACTCCTGTTGCCGGTGCTGTAGGCGAACTGCTTACCGCTTCTGTTACATGGCCAATCACGGGTGCAATCACTAAAGCAACCGCATAATTTCATTTCACTACCTGCGAGGAATCTAACGTGAGACAACAAATTGAAGTAACTTTCCTGTCAGGGCAGACCGTGAGCATGATTGCGGTTTACCCTGACTTTGTTGCGTTTGAAGAGAAGTTTCAGACACACCCAATCGTTTTGACTATGGATGATTTCCGTATGACTCATCAAGGTTATTTGGCGTGGGCTTGTCAGCGACGTGAAAAGAAAACTGAACTCTCATGGGAAGAGTGGATCAACACGGTTGAATCTGTGAAGTACACAGATGATGAGGATGTTGATCTAGTCCCTTTGGAGAATCCTCAGCGCATTGGTTGATTGCACGACTAAGCGTTGAGTCAGGTATTGCCCCATCAGTTCTTCTGCAAGAATCATCTAGAATGATTTGGACAATGAATGCCTACCTGCGGTGGCGACGTATTCACGAAGGTAGATAAACATGGCAAGTACCACCCACAAGATGACCACTTATGATCTAGGTGCGTTGATTCGTGGTGTTGGCAATGCTGCTCAGGAGTCACAAAAGAAGGCTGTGTTCAATGCTGCTATGCACATGAAGAATGTGATTGAGGCAGAACGCAACAAGGCTTTGAAAGGCAAAGATTACTTCTCTGCCATGAACAACCGCAAAACCAAATCAGGGAAGTTCACCGGGGTTCGACCACAGAACAACAGGCTTCTTGTGTCGTTCAACGTGAAGGGTGAGTATCACCCAACCGCATTGTTGGTTGCTAAAGGGCCGTGGGGATTGTTAGAGCATGGTGCAGTCGCTCACGATATCAACGCAAAGTTACCGACGATCAGCGCAAGAGGCGCAACGGATACACGGAAACGCAAGATTGCACAACGAAGGTTAGATATTGCTTTTGGTGCTTCGGGTACGTTTAGTGGGGCTAGACCTTTGGGTAATGCTCGTAAAGGCTTTGGGCCTGTTTATCGTGTGCGCAAGCACCCCGGCACAAAAGGCAGGCGCACATTCAGCAAGGCTGTTGATATGGCTACACCTAAAGCCACAGAGATTGCTACCTCTTTGATTCAAACTAATATCATCAGACATTTGCGTACTCAGTTTGGTTCCACGATTTATCTCACGGGTGATACAGGTTCTTTCAGAGAGTTGGTTGGCTAATGGCAACAGTTTCACAGCGTTTAGCGTTCCTCATATCAGCTAATGCTGATCAGGCAATTAAGGCATTTGATAAGACTGCTAATGCTGCTGAAAAGCAGATGGGCAAAGCCAACAAGAGCATCGACAAAGTTGGCGCAAGCATGACGAAGTTTGGTGCTGCAGGTTTGGCTGCTGCAGGAACTTTGGGTGCAGGTTTATTCAAGTTGGCTCAGGGTGCTATTGACGATCAGAAAGCACAAGCCCTACTTGCGCAACAAATGAAAACAACTACCGGGGCAACTAATGCTCAGGTGGCTGCTGTTGAGGATCTGATAGATCAAACCGCTAGGGCTACAGGCGTGGTCGATGACGATTTGAGGCCTGCCTTTGCGACTTTGCTCAGAGCGACAAAGGATGTCACTCAGTCACAAGGTTTGCTACAGACCGCATTGAACATTAGTGCCGGGACAGGTAAAGATTTGTCTGCTGTCACACAGGCATTGAGTCGTGCAGCGACAGGAAATGTGACTGCACTTACAAGGCTTGGTGTGCCACTTGATGCGAACGCAAAGAAAACTAAAGACTTTGATGCCATCATAGGTAGTTTGAATAAGACGTTTGCAGGTGCTGCTGCTACAGCTGCTGATACGTATGCAGGCAAACTTGCTCGTACAAAGGTGGCGTTGTCTGAAGCAGGTGAAGAAATCGGTATGGCGTTCATTCCTGTTGTGGAGATGGGTGCAAACATTGTCACGAAATCTGTGGGTGCGTTTGACAAACTGAATAGTGCTACAGGTAACGCTGCAGGCAAACTTGCTTCGTATGGAACTGTTGCTTTGGGGGCTATCTCAACTATCAGTTTGTTGGGTGGGCAAGCAATCAAGACCCGTGACCGTTTTACTTCTTTGGGTGAAGATGGCACTAGGTCGTTGAACAATTTTGGGAAGGCTGCTGTTGGTGCAGGTGTTGCGCTAACTGCTATTGCTGCCACAGATATTGCTTTCAATGCGATCAACAACATCACTAATGCTTCAGGCAAGGCAACCGACAAACTGAAAGAGTTGAACATTGCGTTGTCTAAAACTTCTACTGAGGATGCTGTTAGGGCCTTCCGTGAACTTGTTAAGAAGGAAAGTGAAGTGTTGCGGTTTGGCAACATCATTTCCGATTGGGGCAAGAAGATTGTTATTGCAGGTGGCGAAGGTAGCAAAACGATTGAGGACATTGATCGATCCTTCAAGAAGTTGTTGCAGGAATCAGGGCCTCAGGCAGCGCAAGCGTTGATTGATGCGTTGAAGGCACAAACCGCAGAACTAGATGTGAACGGTAACCAATACAAAGACAACACGATGTTGGTTGAACGGTTCCAAAAGAAACTTGATTTAACAACAGGTTCAACTAAGGCTTTAACTGAGATCACCAATGTGAATACTAAAGCAGGGCAGGCTAGTGCGGAACAGTACAAAGCGTTGAGTGGTGTTTTGACTCAGTTGGCTTTGGATGCTCGTGCTGCTGAAGTGAAACGGGTTGCTGAGGAACAGGAAAAGTTTGCTGAGGCTACTAGGAAATCTGAAGCTGCTAATGAGGCGTTCAAGAATAAGGTGATGGATGCTGCTAAGGCTTTGAAAGAGAAGTTGAATGTGGCGTTGAAGGCTGCAGAGGAGAACGCTAAGAACGCTAAAGCAGAGTTTGATGCTTACGCTAAATCGATTGCTGATGCCGTTATGGGAACAATCAATTTGGGGAACGCACAAGCCACAGCGAACACGAATAGTGAAAAGGTTTCTGAGGCACAGAAGAAGGTTGCTGAAACTTTGACAGCAATGAACCTTGCCCGTGCTAGTGGCGATACAGAGAAGATTGCTGAAGCAACTAAAGCATGGAGTGACGCAACTAAGGATTTGGCTACAGCACAGAAAGCCCCACAGACTTTCATGGAAGTTCTTAAAGGGCAGGCTGCTGACGCTAAGAAGTTTGGTGAGAACCTTTTGAGCCTGAGGGGTTTGGGGTTAGAGCAGGCAGCGTTTGATCAGATTGCCGGGGCAGGTGCTGAGGCAGGTAATCAGATTGCTGTAGGGATTCTCACGGGTGCTGACCCTAAGGGCAAGGTTGATGAGATCAATAAGTTGATTGCAGGCACGAAGGTTGTTGCTGATCTTGTTGGGCAGGGTGCTGCAGAAGAATACAAGAAGAATGGCGTGGTTCTTGCTAATGCTTTGGTGGAAGGTATCAGGCAGACTGTTGCTAAGTACGAACTGAAACTGAATTGGAAGAACCTAAAGAACCTGAAGAAGCCAATCAAATCAATAGCGGATTTTGCTTCTGCGTTTGGGGACAACATCACAGCACAGTTTGGTTTGGCAAATGTCGAAGCACCTGCGATGGCGAATGGCGGTATTGTGAACCCACGTACGGGTGGCACAATGGTACGTGTTGGTGAAGCAGGTAAGAGTGAAGCAATCGTGCCGTTACCGGCAGGGGGTTTGGGTGGGTCTATAACGATCAATGTGAATGCAGGTTTGGGGGCTGATGGTTCTAAGATTGGTCAGTTAATTGTTGATGAGTTGCAGGCGTATCAACGTCGTGTTGGTGCGTTACCTTTGAAA